CAGCTTGCAGGATTATGCTGTTTGTCTCCTTGGTTGACTCAAGTGATCCGTGCCATAGCAATGGTGTTGTGATGTCTAATTCTGGGGTAACGGCTGCGTTATCTACGTCTTCTATTTTCAAGACTTCAAATGCGCCGCCAGACGTACCGAGCACCATCTTGCCATTGAGAAAGTCTCCGCAACGAGAGTTGAGGAAGTCACCCGTGCTGAACTTGGGTTGAGCCTCGCCCCCTTCTGGGTTCATGGCCAAAGTTAGGCGTTTACACAGGAAGTCACCGTCTTGTGGAAAGAAGACGTGGTATTGGGCAGTGTCCTGATCGAAGACCGCGCTGATCTCTTCTGGGTTAGGGACGGATCGGAAGAGTTCACGATATAGAATGTCGACCTTGTCAGACATGCTGTAGCTAAAGACAAGGATGCCGTTCTCTTCTGAGCGTTTGATCGAGTGGATGCCGGATCGTGAGCAGAAGAGCAAGTCTGTGCCAGCATTGACGATGGTGTTGTGGCTGGCGCAGCCAATGTTGATGTTTGCGTTGTCGTCAATTAGCCAGTTGTCGATGTTTGGGTCGATCTTGAAGATGATTGCGCGGTCTGCCGTGAAGGCTACCAGCCTGTTTTGCTCGAATGATCCGAGGCCAGTGATGGTGTCTGCGGAGCCGAGCAGGTTTGCGATGTCGATGAAGCCAGCGCGGAGTACGTTGGTGCTGCCATCTTCTTCGTCGTCTGGGAAGATTTCGTCTTGGTCGACGCGACTGAAGTGGATTTGGGTTTCGCGGCCAGGGATGCCTGCAACTGCCAGACGTCTTTGTACAGACGCGCAGTATGCTGGGAACATATTGTTGATCGAGGGAGACTGATTGCGTTCAAAGTTGATGCCGTTGTATCGGTACATAGGTCTGAAGCGAGATGTAAATTGTACCGCTTGGTTAAAGACTGTTGACGCGACAATGGCAGACGTGGGGTGCGCGTCCACCAAGGTGTGGTCCCTGTCAGAGCGCAATGTCAGGCCAGAACCAGTCTGCTCAATCCAGACGGTCTCATCATCTCCAAAAAACTTGATGTGTTTGGTAACGAACTCACCCTTGCGAAACTTGGCTGATGCGTCTCGAACCATTTGTCCGCGCCAGTCACATGTGGCGTTTATCATTTTGGATAGATGCTGCTGCTTGCCCGTATCGAGGGACGTGATGTCCCTCGATGTGTCGAGACCTTGGAAGTTCTCGTAGGAGTAGGCTTTGGTTTTGACGCCACTCGGTGATTTTATAGGGCTGGTCATTAGTAGGACGTATCGCTGCTACTGTTGTTGATGTTGAGAAGCTGGAGCTGACCATATGGTTCAGTCAGATCGTAGTTTGTGTTTTCTTTGTATCGGACGGTGTATCCGTTAAGTCTGCGCCAGAGCTGCTGGTTGAGTGTGCGGTGGTACATCGGCATGTACATCTGGAGCTTCTCGCTGCCCTGCTGCATTGCGTAGTGGTAGAGGAGACCCTGAACGATGATGATGTCGTCGATGTCCCGCACGTCTGACAGACTTTCATAGTAGTCAAAGGTTATGGGTACGGTAGTTGTGGTTCCGTTCGAGTTTGCTGTTGTTGATGTTGGTGCATAGGGGTGCATCCGAATGTCGTCGATTACCATGTTGGCAAAGTCGATAAACATGAGGAGCACGTCGCCATCTACCGTGCCAGGTGAGAACTCGCCGTAACGTCTGAGAGCCTGCATACACATCGTCTGTAGCGGGCTTCGTCCGTCCTTGATTTGTGGGTTTGAGTTGCTGCTCTCTGTTACAAGCACTTCGCTATTGGCTGTGTGCGAAGCACCTGACATGCGAACACCATCCATAACATGAGTGTCTCCTTTGTATGGCTGTCCGTTTGGCAGATAGTAGGTTGTCATGGCTTTACATCCTTACGACACGAGCGTTCCTGAAGAAGAAGTGAGACTCAAATCTTGCGACGTCTTCATTGGCGACTTTCCACTCAAGTCTGCCTGAAGAGAAATTTCTGGTTGGGTTGATGTCTGCACAGACGAAGGCTGAAGGCTCTTGTTCGCGGCTTTCGTAATAGGTGAAACCAGTTTCTGGTACGCTGCCAGCTACCTCTTCTTCTACCCATGCTTCATTGACGTCTGGGGTGGTGGGATCGTCTGCTATGAACGCGCCAGTTTCGGTGCGAGCGCGGGTCTTTTTGGTAGCTTTTTTGGCTACGGTTTTCTTTGTGGCTGCCATTTAGTCCTCCAGTAAAAATAAGGGGGCGATGAACGCCCCCTTATAATCGCTGATTGTGGACAGTTGGTCGTCCTTACTTGCTTGACCAGCCTGTGATGTAGGCGTGTACCTTATCTTGCAGAAGCTCAAGACCACACTCGGTGAGGTACTCGGACTTGATGCTGTCTGCATCAACCGCTTGGCGGTTCTCAAGAAGCTGCGTATCACGACCTTCGAGGTAGCGGTACACAAGGTACGGGAAGTCGACGATGACCATTGCGGTCTTCATGTGGTCGAGCTGACGGAACTGCGGATGCAGGTGGATCATCAGGTCTCCAGCAAAGGTGCTGTACTGTGTGAGGTTCACACCGTATGCGCCTTCAACTGCGGTTGGCTTCCAGCGATCTTTACCGATTGCTTGGAGCGTTGCCGCCACTGTTTCGCCGACAAAAGCAATCTTCTGCTTCGATCCATACTTGAAGATGGTCGAGATAAGAAGACTGTCGAAGCCAGCCTCGGTCATTTGACCTGCACCAGAACCGCCGTAAGAAGCGTATGATGATACAATGTCAACGACGTTAGTCAGACTGTTGGTCAAGCCGCCAGTGTAGCGGGTTGGGGATGCGGTGGAGCCGTTGGACTCGACCTTGCGTCCAAAGAACATAGCACGTTCGATGTCTGACATATGGAGCTTGAGTGCCTTAGTCATGGACTCGTCCATCTTGTCACCAGTCCGCAGGTATGTGCTGCTCAAAGTATTTGATACTTGGAACGCTGTACGGAAAATCTGGGTGTAGTTCGAGACTACGGTGGCATCGAATGTGATGGCCGTTGGAGAGGTCGCGCCTTCAGCCGCTGCAAAGCCAGCAACAAACAGGACGGCGTCATCCGCAATCTGGTGGCTAGTGCCGCCAATGTTACGAGTAACTGTCAGTGTTGTGCCAGTTGTGTCTGCGGTTGCCTGCATCACTTCACCAGTTGTCTGGTTAATGATGATGGAGCCGGAGATAGCAAACTTGTTATCGTCTGCCGCATCAACTGTGATGCTGGTGGTTGAGGTACTTGCGACTGCGCCGTTGACCTTCAGAGTACGATCAGGAAGTTCATCCCTAAAGTTCTTGTACTCAGGGTCGTCAGTTGGCTCGGATGAACCCATTGCAAGCATAGCGTTGAGCGGTGCGTTGCCGTTTGGTTCGAGAAGCGTGAAAAGCTCACGGTAGTTTTTGGGGCGGAAATCGGAGGTAAACTCGCCAGTTCCGCGCATACCTTGAATAGCCATTGAATAACTCCTTCATGGCAAGAGGTTACGTTCGGGTTTGGTCGAGCAGTGCGGGTCTGTCCATCGCTTGCCCTGATGTACTAACGAGCCGTAGCGCGATACGGTACATTTGTTACTTTAGACGGTTTTGTCTGGGTGTTCGTCCTCTTCAAACGATTTTTTTTCGCTTGAAGAGGCGTCGTTCTTTCGTGCAATCCCCACTTAGTCATTTCCTGATCTGGTACAGAATTACCAAGCCTATGGTAATTTGTATCAAGTCGACCATCGGTACGGGGAAAGCTGCCATCATGTCATGCCACGTTTAGCCATAGCCGATGCAGCAAACTGATCGAAGGTGCTTTGTTCTGGAGTTGGTGCTGCGCCGCCTGATGCAGATGGTGTCGCGCCAAGAGAACCTGTGAAGGCTTGGCGACGTTGTGCAATGTTTCTCATGCGCTCCATTTCGGGGCTGTCCATGTTGTTCTTGAAGTCTTGCATGACTTTGACCGTCATCTGAGGGTCGACAAAGTCTTCCATTGTAAAGCCGCGCTCTGCTGCGAAGACCATGAAGTCGTCTGCGGCGGAGTCTGGCAGACCTAGTGCCTGCTGTACGCGGTCAATGTTGTTGGCGATCTGGCCACGGACTGCGTTGATCTGCTCGTTTTGTGCTCCTTGAACTTGGCCCTTTGCTGCGTCTGCGACGCCTTGCGAGTTAGCCAAGACCATCTTGAGCATGTTCTGAGTGTCGGCCAATGCTTTTTGCATGTTCGCCATGCCGGAGCCGTTGGCGTTCATCATTTCTTTGTAGCCAGGAGGGAGTGTGGCAGCGTTGTCCTCTTCCCACTTTTCCATAGCCTTGCTCATCTCATCCGCAGACATAGCTGTCTGTCCGCTTGGAGCAGTTGATTGTGCGTTGTCTGTATTGCCCATAGTCGGGTTGGACTGATTTGCTTTGGAAATGCTTTCTAGCTGTTCTGCAATTTGCTTTGGAGTCGAGCCAGGATTGGCTCTCATGTAGTTTTCAATCACGTCTGTGATCGGTTTGTATTGGGCGTTCTTGTAGTTCATCGCTGAGTAGCGATCAAAAGTGGATTTGATTTGCTGTGGGGTTAGCTTGCGGTTTTTCTTGTTGCCTTCTTGGTCTGTCTCTCCGAAGTCGATTTCATAGATGATGGCCTCGGCGGTCATCTTGTCGCCTTCTGTTTCAGGACTTCCTTTTTCTGCGGCAGTGTCTGCGGCGGTGTCCTTCTTTGGTTCTGGTGCAGGTGCGGCCTGTTGCGGCACTGCGGGTTCAACGCCCATAGTGTTGGCGGCAATAGCGTCAATCATTGCGGCTTGGTCTTGGGGGTTTTGTGGTGTTGCCATTTTGCTCTCCTTGCCCAGCCTCGGCGGGGCGATCTAGTGATGATTAGTATTATTGATCGGCAGACTTCTTGTTGTCGTCCACAGCATCGAGAGCTGCTTCAGACTCAAGACGGACTTGCAGACGTATCGGCATGTCCATTAGTTGCTTGGCAGCCCAGATCGAGCCGCGCCGGAAGTTGATCTCGTCAACATCCATTTTGGCTGAGTCTGCAATGGACATTGCTGATGCAAGGATTTCGTCTCGCATAACTTCGACCATAACTTGCCAGCCATTTGATTTTTGAAGCTCTTTGACAGCCTTGAGCTTGGCATTGGGCTTCATCTATTTCTTGAGACCCCGTGCTTTGCGCTTGATCGGGCGACCAGCGATTACCGAACCATGACCTTTTTTGTTCATGGGACGTCTGACTTGCGGGCCTTTGAGGTTGTACTTTTCCATGTGGGCGGTTCTCCAGTTGTCTAAGACATGAGACCCATAATATTCCTGACATGGTTAGTGGTCGTCCTTAACTTAGGGGTTCCTTATAGAGAAAGTTATTTGCCAAACTGCCCAAGAGCGCGATCTAGTTTGTCTTCGACGCGGTTGAGCGCGTCTGTGACGGCTCGCATGTCGTCACGCAGCTCGGAGCGGGAGGCATAGTCTTCTCTGGTTCTGTTAAGCAAGATTTCGACGCGCTTTAGCTCACGGGCCTGAGTGCCAAGAAAATAGGCAAGACCCATGATTACTATGCCAGCCAGCGCATCTATGATGTGAACTAGGTCCATTACTAAGACTCCAATGCCGCAACGCGGCTACGCAATTCTTGGATTTCTTTCAGTAACATTGGTACGAGCTTACTATAGTCCACGCCCATCATCTCATCACTATTGGCATCGCCTGTGACTGCCATTGGCTCTATCGGCTGCAACTCTTGGGCTATCAGGCCGTAGTCTTGATGAGAACCATCTGCGTTCCAATCGAACTGCCGTACTTGAATGGCGTCAATCTTAGAGGATGCGGATTCAGCGTCTTGGATGTTGGACTTGAGGCGTCTGTCTGAAGATGTGCTGTAATGCACGGCTGTAGTGCCGTTTTGGCTTATAGAGCCTATTGCACCGCCATTGTAAGAGAACAGAAAATAGCTTGTTCCGCTTGCTGTTCCATTCGGATGCGCTAAGAAGGCGTATGCCGCACTGGCCATATTAACGCCAAAGCCATTTGATGCGGAGTAGTTGTTGGTCGATGTTCCAATACTGAAGCTACCTTCGTTCCAGAACCTAGCCCTCTCACTGCTGTTAGTGAAAAACTGGATATAGTTAGAACCAGCCATTCTAATGGTGGTATCTGTGTCGGCTACTCCTGTGAATGACTCAGCAAAAACAGTGTTCGCAAAGAAACCGTGTCTAAAGCGTCTGCTTGTGTAGCCCAAGTCGATAGAGTTATCTACATCAGTATTGCTACCAATGTTGCTTGGAGCAATCCGTAACGCATTTGCGTCTGTTGAGTCGAGAAATCGCAGCCCAACATTGTTAGTTCCAATGGCTAAATCGCCACCGTATGTGCGGATTTCACCAATCACTGAACCGTTCTTACGAAAGTCTACAATTCTACCATCGCTTGAAAGGCGGTTGAAATAGGCAACGCTTGACGCTCTTGCTACAGCAAGATAGCCATCGCTAATTATACTACCTGTTTCACTTGTGCTGTCATAAATGTCGGTTGTCGTAGTTCCAACCGAGAGAGTGCTGCCTGAGAGGCGCATCTTTTCGCTAGTGTTAGTATTAAAGATATGCGCCGCACTACTGCCGGAACGATATTGGATGTTGTTTCCTGACGCACTTCGATTGTCGATAAAGAAATCACCAGTTCTGCTTGCACTTAAATTATCATATCCCAATGTTATGGAATTACCATTTGAAGTTTCAAACTTTGCGGAAGTTAAGTCAGAAGATACGACATGAAGCCTTGCCCCAGATGGGCTTGCAGTGCCAATGCCGACATTGCCACCATTGAAAAACGTGTCGCCGGACGCTTCAAGTCTAAACCCTTCTGCCTGAGTTCCAGAATTGTTGTTATAATACCCCCTGACTTCGGCTGCGCCACTTGAGTCGTTGTTTAAGATATCAACTACTTTATTTCCACCTGTTGTTGATAATCGGATACCTAAAGCATTGGCGTTGGTAAACACTTCAAATGGGGTAGCAGGGCTGCTAACTCCCAGACCTAAGCGACCCGCACTGGTCAGGCGCATCCGTTCAGTTCCAGAAGAGCCTGTTCTGAATAAAATGTCTGCGTTGTTTATGTTGTTGATGCGTACATTGCCGCCAGATGTATCAAAGTATTGACCAGAGCCAACTTGAAAGAGAGAAGCAACCGCACTGCCAGTTACAGAAACGCCAGATGAAGTGGTGGCGATTTTAGGTGACCCGTTGTGAAACAGTTTGGCTTCACCACCATTTGCAGCAGTGATAAGTGCCGCATTATTAGCTGCATTATTTAACTGAAACTGGTCTGTGCGAACACGATGAACGCCACTTGTAATGATTAAGTCACCTGTGCCTGTGTCTTGAATGTAGCTGTTTGCACTATCGTGATAAATCTGCAAGTCAGACCCAGCACCGAACACGGCCTTGTCGTTGTCGCCGAAGTTGATATCGCCAGTAACCGTGCCGCCGCTGGTCATCAGCGCACCAGCATTGGCTACATTGGTTGAGTCAGTTACATCTGCTGACGCTTCAATACCGTTCAGCTTTGTGTGGTCAGCGTCTGTAAAAACATTGGAGTCACTTGCAGCCTCGACAGCCGTTCTGATTTCCGCGTTAGTCTGGTCTGCGGTTGCTGACGCTTCAATGCCATCCAACTTGGTGTTGTCTGCGTCTGTCCAGACGTTGTCTGCCGAGTTTGCTAAGTCTCTTGCTCTGGTCACGGTTATTCTCCTAGCTTACCAGCCGGATGGTGTCCCTGTCAGGATGGTTGGGGTTGCCTTTTCGGTAATCTGCGCGTCAAGCATTGTCTTCACTTCAGCCTCAGTCTTGGTCATGCCTTCCAAGACTTTTGTCTTGCACCAGTCTTTGGTGATGTCGTTATACGGTGTAAACGCAGCACCATCATCGACCTCTACGCCTGTCGTGCCGTACATTGTGGCCGTCAGGAAGTTGTCGTCAGCATCTTTGTCGCTGTCGGACGTTGCTGTTACGCGCCAATGGATGACTTTGACAACGTCAGAATTGTCACCCTCTTTTGCTACTCGTTCTAATTGTGGGTAAGTCCACTCATATGTGTTTGCCATTTTCTACTCCTTGTATGGGCTTGTGCCGCAGCATGAAGGCCACGCTGCTTTCAGTTCAGTGATTGTAGTCGCGCTGTTGCCAGCCGTAGGCGCATCACGCAACGCCTGTTTGTCAGCCACAATTGCGGCTGTATCTGAGCTAGTTTCAAGAGCCTTCATGTAGTCGGCGTCTAATGCCTCAAGCAGCGGCTTACGGGCTTCTCTAATCTTGTTGGCAAAGATTGTTTTAGCTGTTGCCAAATCTTCTGTAATGACTGTGCCGTCCAAAGCCCAAGCGTTACGGAAATGTCTGTCGCTTGGCACTGTGGCTGAAGCAACATCAATCTCGTTGCCGTCTTTGTCCGCAATGATTGTTGTCATGCCGCTACTCTCCACGCATTTCTAAACTCTCTGTCTGGCTGCTGTTCACGCCTAATGATTTTGAGGTGGACGCTGTTGCTGGTTTCGTAGTTACGCCAGATATGCTGTGGCACATCCTTCATAATGAGATACAACAGGGCTTCGCTTTCTGTTTTCGGACCTTCGCGGGGCGTGTCGTGCAATAGGTAGCCTCTAGTGTGACGCTTAAAATCAGGCTGGGCTTCGTCTTTTGCCAATTCCCAATAGACCCAGACAGGCGGGAATACGCCGCCGTCCATCAGAGAAGCCATAGCGTGAGGGTCGGGGTGATAAACGGAACAACAGTCCATTTCTAAATCTTCGTAGACTACAACGTATTCTGTCTGATGAGGTTCAAGTCGTTTCTTTGCATTTATAATTCGGTCAATCATCTTCATGCCAAATCACCATGAACGACTGAACCAGCTTTGTTGGGGTCCACACGACTGCCGTTATCTACTCTTGCAGTGAATTTGGCGGCATAGCCTGTGTTTTGACCACCGTTGTTATTATTGATGCCTTGCGATGTGTAGTGTCCTGAGATTTCACTATTACCAGTGCTGGCATAGTTAGTATTAGCCATGTTGTTAGCAATATTGATTTGGATAAATCCTGTTCCATTGTCTGTAAAACCAGAACAGTTGTGGCTATCCAAAACGCTGTTAGTGCCAGTTTGCTCCCAACACGCCCAACAAGTTGCAGCATGGTGGTCAGGTCCAAAGCTACTCATTGCCAGTCTCCATATCAGCTAGTCGCTGTTCTAGTTGTTCTATTTTTCTGTGAGCATCTTGGAGTGCGCTGACCAAGATTGGCGTGATGCGTCCGTAGTCCATGCGCAACATTTTTTCTTCTGTATCGTCAGAAGACACTGCTTCTGGCATGATGTTCTTCATGTCTTGCGCTATAAAGCCCATGTTTTTAGGGCCGTCAGGATCAGCTTTCCAGTTGAATAAAACTGGATTCATCTCCATTAACTTATCGGTGGCTTCTAGGGGTTCTATATTTTCTTTTAATCTACGGTCAGAGGTTGTGTTAAAAGTTACGCCGCCACTTGCTACAGCAACTCCACCTTTTGCAGTTCCACCTAAAGCTATAGAAATTACACCACCTGCGTTATTTCTATTGCCGTAAATTGCGTCTGAATCTGCATCAGAGAAAAAAGCGTCACCAGTTGATCTCAAGCCAATTCCAGTGGTGCTGTTGCCAGAACCTGGATGATCTGTACCACTCTGACCTAATCTAATATTTCCACTGGATGTAAGTTGCATCTTTTGCGAGTTTCCAGTACCAAATATTATCTTGTCGGCTTCACAGTTGTTAATAATCATAGCAGTGCCAATCAAGGCAACTTGTGCGCCACGATTAGAACCGTTGCTAGGGTCTGATAATTTTAAGATTGCACCATTAGCATTGTGAATCTGCGTCATCGCAGAACTTGCATTAACACCTACGCCAGCCAAAGATGAATCAAGGGTAGGGTTTGAAGTGCCGACCCCTAACAATCCACCAGCAGTAAGGCGAACCCTCTCCGTTAGAGATTGATTATCGGCAGACGCGTTGATTGCTTGGCTAATAAGCAAAGCACCAGCGTTGTCTGTTGTAAGCACTACGCCTTTAAGACCCCTTGTTCTAAACGAGTTGGAGTTAGTTCCTGCCTCTGCGTGTAGAGCTATGAATGGCTGACCACCACCAGCGTGTGAACCAAGCGTACTTCTATATCCAGCAGCGTTAGAGTGACCCCACTCAAGCCCATTGCCACTATCAACCGCTGACAGTATTGCATCTGATGCTGCGGCGTATGCGCCGATTTGCACTTGGCCGCTGCTGTTAACGGTCAATGCAGGAGTTCCACCGCTGATCCCACCTGACCCATATTTCAACTGAATTGCTGGGTTGGCTGCTGAAGTTAAACTGAGAGTTCCAGTAGGGTTGGTGTAAATGTCAGCTACATTACCAACTGTTGCGTCCGTATCTTGGTTAAAGAACGCAATCCCAGCAAAATTAGTTTGTCCCGATATATTAGCTGAATAAATCCCTAGTGCATTTTCGGGCCAGTTTTGAGCCACAGCGTTAAGTCTAGCAATGCCGCTCGTCCCACCCACAGTCGTGATGCCGCCGTTTGTAATGCGCATCTTCTCGCTGCCGCCAATGTCAAACTGAAGGACTGCACCCGAACCTCTAGCATCAATCGTCCCACCAGTGCTGTCACCATAAAGCTCCAACGCTTGCGCTGCGTTATTTCCTTCTAAACGTATGATACCCCTTGTTGCGTGTGCAATTTCCAAACCAGCAGAAGAGGTTGTTCCGAATGACGGTGTCCCAGTGCCGATGCCGACTGAAGTGTTATTCACAGTCATCGTTTGTGTACCAGCACCACTAGCATAGAAACGCATCGTGTTATCGGAATGGACGTATCTAATACGACCACGATAATCAACAGCGTCATCCGCTGGGCCAAAGTCAATAAAGCCGCCGTCAGAGCCAGCCATTTCAATAGCTGCATTATTGCCAGACATACCAACATGAATACCAGCAGCGGCAGGGCTTGCGTCTACACCACCAGAAACAACCAGTGATGAAGTTGGGCTGCTATTAGAAATTCCCAAGCGACCATCCGAAGTCAGGCGCATCTTCTCAGCCTCATTAGTATCAAACCGCATAAAGTTATTTGAATGGTCGTACAAGATGCGCCCAGCGGAATCTACGGCTTGGTCGCCAAATCTAACCTGACTGTTTGAGGTGTTAGAACCAGCTTGTAGCACCATCATTGCACGGCTAGAACCTTGGCCTTTTACTGTTATATCACCAGTGTTGTTGATGGTGACAATATCATTACTGCCAGCCCGTAAATTTAACTCGCCGTTAGCATTAACAATCAGCTTGCCTGTGTCTGTGCTAATGTTTCCATGAGCGGAATTGCCTTTGAAAAACTGAACAAGTTGGTTGTGATTGCTGCCGTCATTATGCACTTGCAGCACAGAGTTTGTTCCAGCTTGGTGCATCTCAAGTGGGCCAGCAGTTAGGCTCAAAAGGTTCTCACCAGTTGTGCTGTTATGATGAAGGGTGAAATCACTGTCAGAACCAAACACGGCCTTGTCGTTGTCAGCAAAGTCAATATCGTTGCCGTTGCTTTGCAAGTCACCGCCAAGCTGGGGAGACGTGTCTGAAACCAAGTCCGTAGACGCGGTGTTTGAGATAGTGCCGTTGCCAGCTATGTTAATCCCTGTGCCAGCGGTGAGTGCTGCGACTACGTTTGTCGTGTCTGTCACGTCTGCTGACGCTTCGATGCCGTCCAGCTTTGTGCCGTCTGTTTGCAGGTCACGCCCATCAACAGTGCCTGTCGCGGTGATGTTTCCTGTTACGTCAATGCCAGCAGCAAAGTCCACGTTGCCTTGAAAGGTTCCGCCATTGCTTTTGCTGACCATGTCTGCGGTGGTAAATGACTTGAAGGCGTAGACGTTGAGTTCATCGTTGGCTGCTGCGCCAGACGCCAAGACGACTGTTGTACCGTTTGTTGCTGTTACGTCTGTGCCGACTTCGAGGACCACACCATTTAAGGTGACGATGAGATTGTCTACGGTATAGCTGAGTGTGTTTGATGCGTCGTCTGATCCACCGAAGCTGGTCTGGTTTGATGACGCTGTGTACTTGTAGATTAGTAGGCTGGCAGTGCCAGCAGACGAGGCTGCAATCCAGTTCCCGCCATCAAAGACACGCATTTCGTTTGCGGTGCTATTAAAATATAATGCGCCAGCAACCAGCGAGTTTCCGTCATTGTCCTGCGAGGGGTTGCTACTGGCGGCTCCGAGGTATCTGTCATCAAAGGAGTCATAGCTGTTTGCGGCTGATGCGGCTGATGCTGCTGCGGCTGTCTGCGAATTTGATGCCGCTGTAGCTGATGACGCCGCATTGTTGGCTTGGGTCGTCGCCAAAGCAACCTGGGCGGCTCCATTGCTGGTCGCTAGGCCAGCTTGGGTGGTTGCTGTGGCCGCAGACGCGGCGGCATTTGTCTCTGAAGTCGAGGCCGCAGACGCAGAATTTGCGCTATTTGTTGCTGATGTCGACGATGAGCTGGCACTTGATGCCGAGTTGTTGGCTTGGGTTGTTGCCAGCGCGACTTGGGCAGTCGCCAAAGTTACTTGAGCCGCGCCGTTTGTGGTCGCCAAATTGGCTTGTGTGGTGGCAGTTGAGGCAGATGAAGCGGCGGCGGTGGCGTGGTACTTGGCAGAGTTTTCGCTGGTGTTGCCGACTGTGCCGGATGTTTTGATGGCCCAGTCTTTTGCGGAACCTGACCCTGTGTCTACTCCTGTTCCACCGATGGCGTAGGCTTTTGATGAGTAGTCTGTGGAGTCGACGATGCCGTTGACCTTTGAGGCCCAGTCTTGTGCGCCCGATACATCGACGAGCTTCTCTGTGTTCGCGCTAGAGATGAAGTTGGATTCAGACGAGAAAGTCGTGCCGCTGGAGAGACCATGTACAATGTAAACATCCTTGTTCGAGAGGGTGACGACATCGAAGTTGTTGTAGGTTGTGCTGGTGCTGAACGTGCCTTCGATGCTGAAGAATGTGGTTAAGTCTGTGAAGCCAGCCGTGGCAGACGCAAACTGGCCAACACGGAACTGTAGCTTGTCTGTGGCGGGGTCAAAGCGGAACTCGAAGTTGCTTGCGCGGAATGTGCCGTTGTTCGATGGATCAAAGAGATCATCGAGCAAGTCTGTGAGATTGCGGCCCCCGATTTCTGCGGACTCAAGATATGTGTCAAGAACATGCTCGCCCGTATTAGCAGAGCGAAAGCGTATCTGTTCTCCTGTTGGTTGGGTCTTTGCCATCAGTCGTAGTACCCCATGTCTTTCATCATTCGGATCAATTTTGCCTTGGTAAGAGCGTACTTGTCGTCCGAAGTGGACTCCGTCATTTGAGTTTTCAGTTCTTTGAGTTGTTCTGACAAGAGCTGGATGTGATCGTTGACTGCTGTGACGCGAGCCAGAATTTCTGTTTCTCTGGCGGTGGTTTCGATGTTGTGAACACGCATGACTTCCTCGACGTAGTCTACGATCTTGCCGTCAATGTTTCCGGCTAGGACTTGTTGCTTATCCATTTGCACTCCTCGCTTCGCTCATTGGGATGAGGTTGCCCCTCTCCACTTCGCGGCCTACTTGCTCGGCTGGTTGGACGGATGCGCCACGCATTTTTTCCATGATGGCGAGTTGCTGGGATGGCGATGGACCGTTCTGTGCCATGTCTTTCTGGTTGACGCGGAAACGATCTAGGTCGGTGATGCCCATTGCGCGGATGGCTTCTTCGGCGATCTGGCCAGCGTTGTACTCCATGTTGAGGCCAGTGTTCTGCATGATCTGAAGCATGTTCATCCATGTTTCAGCGTTGCGCGTAGGTTCTAGGGGGAGTGTGCCGTCGATGACGAGGTAGTCGATGTCGCCTTGCAGGTCTTTGCTGACGTCGTAGTCGAGGTATCCGTCTTCGACCATGCTGCTGAGTTGGTTGGGCATGTTCTGGCCGTCGATGTTTATTGAGCCTTGCATGGATAGGCTGTCTTGGATGTTGGCGACCATCATGCGGACCATCGGGCGGATGGTGGTGGCGGAGAGGACGCGGGAGAGGACGCCAAGACGTTGTGATCCGAGTTGTGAAAGGCGTTGGACTTCTGTGGCTGTGCGGACGCCGCCTGCGGTTGGCATACCTTGTTGGGCGTCTGAGGCTGCTGAAACGCGCTGCTTGAGTTCGGACATGGCAGTGATGTCTTGGAAGTGACCGCGCGTTACGTCTGGGACTTGGGCGATGAAGACGCCGTCGCCTGGTTTCGAGCCAGGGAGTGTGCGGACAACGCCGTATGGGTTCCTGTCGATGAGGTCTGGGACGGAGACTTGCGTTGGGTCTACGAAGATAAGGTTGTTGAGTGCTGCCGAGATGTTGTCGATGCGTGAGCGCATCAGATAGGTGGCGATGTCGTGCATCGGCAGGATCAGATCGTAGAGTGATTGGCCGTATGTCTTGTGTGCGTCTTGGTAGAGGCCACCGATGACGGCTGGCATTTGCTGGCCGTAAGGGTTGAGTTGAAAGCGGATGACTACGTTCTCGTCGAGGATCGTGACGCAGAGATATATCTGGTCGATGGTTGGTATGCCGATCTCGTGGCCTGATAGACGGACCCATGCTTCGTCGACGACCCGTGCATCGCCAAGCGTGAAGTAGGCGTGGTCTGAGCGTTCGCGCTGGTGCGCGGTTGCAGGGTCGATTGAGAGGCCGCGCAAATCTTCTTTGTGAAAGTGGTGTGCGCTCCACGAGTTGCGTGGCGGACTGACCTTGTGGCGCAGGGCTGGGAACATGCGGAGCTTGGGGTATAGGCCAGAGTAGAGAAGTGAGTTGAAGGAGACATAGTCTGCGAAGGCTATGTACTGCATGTTTTCCCAGTCACCGAAGTTGACACGGGGATCAGGGAAGCAGCGGCGTGGATCGAAGTTGACGATCTGGTTCTGGTTTGATTTGCCGTCCCAGACGACTTTGGTTGGTGCGAAGCCATAGCGGATGCTGTCTAGGAGGAGTTGTGCAAGGCGGGCTTCGCCTGCTGTGCGGCGCATCTGTTGGTGGAGGACACGTTCGAGGATCATTGAGGCGTTGCGCGATTTGCGGTTGAGTCCTTCGAGTTGGAACATCGGGTTGCGGCCACCGAGTGCTGCCATGAGGTAGGTGAGGACTGTGTCTGCGATTGCGCGGGTGTCTGCGATGACTGCCTTTTCGCGGAAGTCTGTGGTTCCTGCTGGGACGTAGACGTCGTGTGCGCGGTCAGCTTCTTTCCAGTGGTCGTAGCGGCCACGGATTTTGTAGTAGGACATGTCGACCATCGACTTGACGTAGTCGACGATGCGGCGTTCCTGATCTTCGTTGAGAAGGTGCGAGATGTCTTCGTAGTTTACGAGACGTTCCGCGTACTCGGATAGGTCGACGACCACTCCTTCGTTGAGAGATGCTCCGTACTGCGCGGTGCGATAATTTGGGCCTGTTACACTCATAGTGGAAAGATACCTTCGTTAGGTTGAGTGGTCGTCCTCACATGCCCCAGCCGCTCCACTTGGGTGCAGACTTGTTGAAGGCTTCTCTGAGAGACTTGCCGAATGTTTTGGTTTCTATGTTGTTGAGCGATTGTGATGTGTCTGTATGAAGCATCCACGCTTCGGGTGAGATTGATGTTCTGGAGAGAACGTCGACTGCTATTGTCATAGCGTCCACTTGGTCGTCGTGTCGTCCAGATGGGAACGAGACTGCTTCGTCAATGAACTCGTCGAGCCATTGTGATTGTTCGGGGATGAAGACGCGGCCTCCCTCGATGAGAGGGAGGATCGCGTTTACACGGGCGACCTTGTCGTGGACGACCTTGTAGGGGATCAGGGACATGCCAGACTCGCGCTTGAGTTCTTGGAGGAGCGATTGGCCAGATGCCTTGTCCTCGATGTACATGGCTCGTAAGCCTTTGCCGCGCCACTTGGTGTTGAGGCGGATGAGGCGTTGTTTGAGTTCGGGGAAGTCGTACTTGCCGCGCATGATGTCGACGATGTAGATGTCGCCGTTCTTGTCCATGCCAGCGACGACTGCGACTGAGTAGTCGGCGGTTTCTGTTTTCTTGAAAGCGGTGTCGACGCCGATAACAAGGGTGACGAAGTTTTCGGGCGAAAGGTCGGCTGGGTATTTCCGCCACCATTCTGTTTTGATGATGTTACCGCCCTCGACATAGGGTTGTTGTTGGTAGAGGGAGGCAAACTCGCGTGGGTTGAGGCGTTCGCGGCGTTTTAGTTCGTCGAGTGGGAAGCGTTCGGGCCAAAGTGGAGCTTCTTCTTCGGACAGGATTTTGCGTTGGGCGGGGGAAACTTTGTGTAGTTCGCCGGAGTCTAGGTATTGGGGGTGGTCTTTGGGTAGGTCGCGGCGGCTGATCTTGTGGCCGTGGACCTTTTTGATTGCTGAGAAGTTGACGTGTGACCAGAGACCTTCTTTCCAGTCGGGGCTTTCCATGAGGCGGCCAGCAAGGTCGTCTGGATGCCAGCGTGTGAGGATGATGATTTGTTTGGGCGGGGATTGGTTGCCCTCTGGCTGTAGGCGGGTAGAGAGTGCGGAGGTGTAGTAGTTCCATGTCTTGTTGCGCTGGGTCATGGACTCCGCGTCTTCGCGTGACTTGATTGGATCGTCGACTATGAGGAGGTTGGCGGGGCGGCCAGATGTTGTTCCGCCCACGCCGACTGCAAAGTATGCACCGCCTTGGTCTGTGCGCCAGACGTCGACGGCACGGCTGTCTTTGGAAAGGCCGAAGTCTGGGAAGGCTTGGGTCATGCACTTTTCTTCGACGACTGTGCGGATTTGACGGCCAAAGTCTGTGGCGAGTTGGGAGTTGTATGAGCAAGACATGGCGTAGCGGTTTGGATTGCGGGCCATGTAGTAGCTGGGGAACAGAACTGTGCCAAAGGTGGATTTGGCGTGGCGTGGTGGCATGGTGATTAGAAGATTGTTTGTGCCGAGCTGGTCGCGCTCCAGTTTGTCTAGGGCGTCGATGAGTTCGAGCTGGAAGTCTGCAAGCGTCCAGTCAGGATAGTGCAGCTTGACGAAGCCAAGGAACGAGTCTTGGGCGTCGCGCAGCTTGATGACGTACTTGGCGACCTGTGATTGGGACATTACCCCCATAGCTGTTGACGGAGCTTTCTGCTGGCTTTGACTTCGCGGGCTTTGTCTTTGTCGACGAGTGTGTCGCCCATGATGCGGGTGAAATGGTCGAAGATTGCTTTTTCGCGCTGGTGTGGGGAGACGTTGGAGAGGTCGACCTGCGACATTGCTTTGCCAAGTTCGTTTAGGGTGAGGTCTGCGGGCAAAGCGTCCTTCTGTTTATTGGTTACTGTCATAGGATGGGTTCTCCTCGATGATGATGTTGCCGTAAGCCATCTTTCCGGCTTGTTCTGCCTCGTCTTCTTGGGACTCGACGTCTATGGAGGCCACGCCCTGGGCGATGGCCTCCAGTTCGGAGCGCGATAAGTCTGTGAGCTGCTTAACTTCGTGCTCGTGCTGGTGGAAACTGGCGTTTAGGTCTGGGACTACCTTGTTCAGGAGCATCCCGAAGACGCGAGCTTGCGTTGGGTTCCATTCTATGGAGCCAGTGACTACGGCATGGGCCATATTGATCTGGTCTGTGACGTAATTGGCGATTTGTCCGCGTATCTGTGACGATTGCTGCGGGGTTAGTCTGGTTTCTTCTGCTTTTTTGGCTATGGCTGTCATGTTTCTCACCTGTTTGTCTGCTTTTCTGCACGACATGGAGCAAAACCTGCGTCTTTCTTCGTGAAACTTTTTGGTTTCAAAGATTTTTCCGCAGACCTTGCACTTTATTTCCACTCTTCCTTTGGACGTTTCCAAAATTTGCTCCGATTACTCGCGGGGGTGGGGAGGTGACTCAACATACGCGCGACCCTCCGGCGGCATGACCCCCGCCCCCCGCATGTGATGTGCTACGTCTGTGACACACACGCGCCTTGATCGGTGCTAACCTGCTGTTTTTGCTCGATTTCTGCACCCTCAAAAAGGGGATTTTGCCTCGCATGTAGCGCATCACACCTTGCACGTTTGCGTGTGACACCTTCCGTGCGGCCACACAATGCCTTTCGGCAAGTCGTTCCAATCATTCCAAAAACTTACCAGCACAGCATTTGTCGGGTCGTCCTCGCGTACACACACAGGGGCGCACTCCGAAGGAACTTTATGGGTGGACAGCAAAACTGCTCTCCGACCTGCCTCGCCGTGAGCGCGAGCGCAGGGTTTCACCCACGCTCACACAGGAGGCCAATCATGGCAAAATCAACCAACCTCTCATGCAGCGAAGCTGCACAAGCCTACATCGCAGCCAAGTCCGCAGCCAAGAAGCGCGATCTGGTCGCGTACATCGCCGAGAAGGCCAAGGCTTCGGGTCGCGTCCGCTGGGAACGCCTGCGCGACGCCATCGCCGCCAAGGACACCCTTCGCGTGGCCGCCTATGCGGCGACTGGCGAAGCCAAGTCGAAGGCGTGGGCAGCCGTGAAGGCCGCCGAGACTCCCGCGCCAAAGCCGAAGGCTTCCAAGCCCAAGGCCAAGGCGAAGCCTGCCAAGCAGGCCGAGCCTGCTGGCGCGATGGATGCGCTGGCATCCGCGCTCGATGGCATGGACGCAGACGCACTCGCCGCGTTCCTGACCGCATACGTTGCCAAGCGCAACGCATAGTCCCTTCGGGACGACCTATCACCCTCACAGGCGCGAGCCTGTGGGGGTTTTTTTGTGTCTGCAAACAGGAGATTTGACATGAGACGCACACGACTCCGCTACAACGCCGACGCCTACAGACGTCCGCCGTTCTATCGCACACTCGCGACTGTCTTTGCCTACGTCACTGGTGCGTTCTGCGCCTACGCCTTCCTGATGTTCATGGTCGTCAACTGGTTGAGCCATTGCGGCTCGCGTGTCTGGACGTCGGCAACGACGTGGCACATGGGCGAGTGCATCAGCATGGCCACGATCATCAGCGAGTGGCTGTGGTGATGGGCAACACCTACCACGTCATCAACCTCACACGCGGATATGGGGTCAGACACGTTGTGTCTGGCCACATCGTGGAGCGTTGCCGTTCACACGCAGAAGCCACACGCATCTGCAACCTTCTCAACCACAAGTAAGGGAGTTCACGATCATGGCTAAATCACACGAAGAGTTGATCGCTTGGAAGAACGATGGCTACGCGCCAGTCGAGGGCTGTGAAGAGTGCGAGTTCGCCGAAACAGCCTGCTACGAGTGCTTCCTATACGGCGAAGCCAAACCAATAACCTCAACCGAAACGAAGGGAGAATAGCCCATGTATGTAGTTCAAACACTCACCGAGTTCGACGGCTGGATCAACGTCTGGGGCGTCACTGGAGACGACAACGTCAGACGCCCGTGCATGTTCGACACCGAGGCCGAGGCCAATGCCGAGATGGCCGAGGCAATCAACGACGATCCATCGCTCGAACTGCGTGTCGTCAAGTGCAAGCAATACACCGTGTTCGCGACCATGACAACCGAGTACCAAAAGGAGTTCTGGGCGGCGGACGAGCACGAAGCCAAAGAGCTGGGCGACCACGAGATGACCGTCACCGAACCCGAAAAGGGCGGCTGGGGATACGACGATTCCAGTTTCGAGATTTGGGACGTCGTGTGCGATGACGACGAAGAACCAATCACGTCGTGCGAGGAACCAGAAGTCCCATACACGGCCACGATTTAAGGAACTTTAATGGTGAGACAAGTTGTTCGGCAAATTGCTGAACGACCTGTCTCGTTTTGTGTCAATTCGTAACAACGCAGGAGGGATACCGAATGACAAAAATTATTGGACGTGCTTCACGCAAGATTTCAGCCAAAGAGAAATCCGCCATGAAGGAAGTTCTTGAGGCGCAAGGCGTCGAGTGGGTTAACTCGCCAATGGGCGAGGGCAAAGCCGACATCATGTCGGATGACGCAGCCGAGGTCATCAAGGCTTTGTTCGACGACGCTTACGAGGTCAAGTTGAAATGACCTACACAAAATCTGTTCGTAGACGCCGCAGACGGCAACGTCAGCGGCGTTTTTCTTTACCCAATTCACGCATACGCAGACACCTTACACACCGTAAGTTGTTGACTATGCGTTGTCTAAGAGGTTATACACAACCAAAGGTGTCTAATCTCGTCAACCTCACACTGGACAAGGAGATTGCCAGACATGAATAAACCAACCACAGACGACCTCCGAAAAGCATACGCTCTCGGAACCCATCGCGAAACACGATTCGAGCTTCGCAGGCTGGTCTCGCCGATACTGGAGAAGGCATCAAAAGCCTTCGATTTAGCAACCGCAATCAAACATTCACCTATCTGCGGTGACGAGCCAAACCAGATGAAGATCAGGCCAGCGTGGTCTGCCATTCGTGATGCGCTCGACCTCGACACGCTGACGGCTCTTTGCATGGACACTATCAAGTTCGGCGATGTAATTCAGGCAATCAGAACTCCTGACGAATACGGCACAGCCTCGCCCACAAGCAAGTCTGGCTATGCGTTCGGGCGTCCGAACAAACTCACATCCGAGATGGTGGCCGCCAACAACGCCGCCGTCATGGGTGATGCCGAGTTCTTGCCAACCGTTGCTTATGCGCCAGAGACATTCGGCTTGCAGGACATCATCGACATACACGACCACGTTGTCGAGCGGTGCGGGGTATCCTCGGACGATGCTTTCTCAGCCATGCGTAAATATCACTCGATTGAAGAGTGGAATGGCAAGTGTGATGCGGCTCAGAACATGGTCAATCTTCGCACCGAGTTTGAGCTTTCGCGGTACTCGGAGTTGCCAGAGCGTGTCAAAAATGCCATCGCGATGACCGAGTTGCAGTTCGACGATGCCGCGCCAAAACCGAAAGCAGAGCCTACGGCAACCAAGTACACAGTGCCAGCAGGTGCGGAGTCTTCGCTCATTGACCTCGCTCTCAAGAACGCCAAGCTGCCGCCGATTGCTACGCTGATCGAGGAGATCAACGGCGCGTCTGAGAAGATTGCCGAGGCGCAAGCCAAGGCCGAGGCCGAGGCTTCGATGATGGCGTCTGCATCTGCTCCGGCGGTTGCGTCTGGTGCGTATCCGTCTGGCAAGGTCAGGCTCAAGGTCGCGGCGGATGTCTTTGGCTTCACTGGTATCAAGCGCAAGGGCTTGGAGTTCAAGATACCTGTGTGGGAGTGGGACGCACCGCATCCTCTCGTGCCAACGCGTGATGACAGCTACATCTTCCGCAAGGACCAGTTGACGATGGTTCTGTACTCCATCGTTACCAACCAGCCGCAGTGGCTTCACGGTCACACAGGCTGTGGCAAGACCACCCTGCTCGAACAGGTTGCCGCCTTTACTTGCTTTCCGTTCTTGCGTGTCAACTTCGACAGCGAGATCAGCCGCGCTGACTTGCTGGGTCGTGACACACTCGTGAACGATGGCGGTGCGACTGCATCTACGTTCGTTGAGGGTATTCTGCCGCAGATGTTGCAGACGCCGTGCATTGCTTGCTTTGACGAGTGCGACTTCATCAGGGCTGACGTCAGCTATGTGATGCAACGTGCTCTTGAGGGCAACGGTCTGTTGCTGACAGAGGACGGTGGCCGTCTCATCAAGCCACACCCGATGTTCCGTGCCTTCGCTACAGCCAACACAGTTGGCCAAGGCGATGAGTTCGGAATGTATCAGGGTGCGAGGGTCCAATCGCAAGCATTTCTCAACAGGTTCAAGACGTTCGTGCATGTCCCATACATGACGTCCACCGAGCGTCGCAAGCTGATTGAGAGCCAGCACAAGCTGAAGGCAGACACGCTTGACAAGGTGGGCAAGTACATCACCGAGCATCTCGAAGCGTTCACGAACGCCAAGGTCTTGCAGCCTATCTCGCCACGCAACTTCATGGCGTTCGCCCAAGCGATTGTGGCGTTCACAGACATGGTTGGTGACGAGACCAAGGCAATCGACATGGCGTTCGACATGACAATTCTCAATGCGTGTACCACGCAAGACAAAGCGGTGCTCAAGGGCATCGGCAACCGAGTTCTGAAATAGGGAGACGAACATGAAAGGACATCTTTTCAGCCACGAGATTGGCAAGACTTCGAGCGTCTTCGGGCGCAAGCACGACATCAACGTCGTGTTCCAAGGTGATGGGGCCGCGACTGACGGCTCCACCATCATCCTGCCCACGTTGGATCAAAACTCTGACGTGAGTGACAAAGAGCAAGACATCATGCGCGGTTACGTTGACCACGAAGCTGGGCATGTCAGGCACACAGACTTCCGTGCGCTCAAGAAGTTTGCGGAGGAGTGCGGTGACAACAAGCTGCTGCGCGGGGTCCACAACGCATTGGAAGACGTCTGGCTGGAGCGTCGTGTCATCGACGAGTACCCAGGTGCAGCCGAGAACCTCAAGGCCGTGTCGACTGCGGTCAACAAGGAGTTCTTGAACAGCATCAAGCCAGACGATCCACGTCTGGGCGATGACAAGTTCATCACGTCTGTTGCACTGACATGGGAGGGCCGCAGGGACTACGGCGGTCTGAGCCAAGAGTGCATCGACATGCTGCCCGAAGACATCCAGCGGCAGTTGCCCAAGTGGATTGCTTCATTGGACGGATGCAAGGACACCGCAGACGTCATCACCCTAGCCAAGATTGTCGAGAAGGAGATACGAGATGGAGATTATCGCGACGAGCCAGAAGAAGAGGAAGAGACTGAAGGAGGCCGCTGTAAAGGGGATAGTGGCGACGGCGATGACGTCAGACACGGAACTGGAAGTGGTGCTGGTGACGACGAGCGAGGGGAAGAAACGTCTGCTGGCTCTGGCGATGATCGAGGCGATGAAGGTGATGGGGATAAACCCAGCGGAGATGAAGGTGACGATCACGGGGGAGCTGGAGTAAACAGCTTTGACGGTGGCGAAGGTGGTCGTGAGCGACAGGGTAGCGATGAGGTCACTGGTGTCGGTGAGTTCGAGGATGTCTATGACAACTTCGATGTCGGCACGATTGTCCGCAAGGAAATCGCCGAGGCCAGATCGAGTGCATCTGGTACGCATGGTAGCTACAGACCTTACACGACAGCCAATGACGAGTGGCATCACCGCACTGGCAAGACGCGCTTCTCTCGCAAGCTGAGAACCAAGACAGCCAAGGCGTACAACAACCAGCTTTCCGCTATGACTGGCGAGGTCAACGTCATGCGGCGCAAGCTGGAACGTGCGTTGTCAGCCAAGTTGGCAAGGGACTGGGACTACGGACGCGAGGATGGTCGGCTCG